TTGTTGTCAGTGGTAAACAGAAATTCGCCAGAGGCAGGCGTTACGGCTGCGCGATTGGCTTCTGTGCCGCGCTTAACTTTGATAATGGTCGGCATTAGAATGTGCCTCCGTCAACAATTGAAACATTGCGCCAGTTTGCACCTTCAACCGGCGTAACGCCTGTGTTGATTGTTAGCGCCATCCAGAAAAAGTCATTGTATAAAACAGACTCTCCAATCTGGTATGTGGTGCCGGCAGCATAAGCGCCTTTGAAATTGGCAGTCGCTGCTTGCCCAAGCGCCGCCGCCGCATCAATATAAATTCCTAAAGCGTTTGCCTCAGTGCCAAATGTCGGCAGCGCACCGACAAAGGCATCCGCTTCCGTCGCAAAAGTAGCTGGATCGGTTGAACGCGACGGTGCGGGGGGCAGCGGCGTGATAGTCGGTGCGGGCATTTAGGTTAGTCCTTCCACCTCAATGGCGCAATCAGAGATGCTTGGCGTTGATATCACGATATCGAATGACTTGTAAAACCCATAAACCACAGTTTCGGGCCGATCATCTTCACCGATAAACACGGTCGGCGTTGTGCGAATATCGGCCAACAGCTTTTGCACCGTGGCAACGCGGCTGCTTTCCACCGTCACATCGTAATCGGCCCGCTTGCTAAAACGGCGCTGTTCAACCACCGTGTTGCCAAAGGCATCGGTGGTCTTGATCGAATAATCTTGAATCGAAACGCTTGTGCCAAAGTTAGCAACGCCGATTAGTGATTGCCGCCCGATCACCATTTCGCCGCAAGCCGCCGTGGCCGCGCCAGCGTTGATTGTCACCGTGATGGTGGCATTCAGATATGTGGGCAGATCGGTGAAAACCGCATCGGTAAGCGGATAGATTGGTTCGAAAAAATAGGCATACCAATCAACAATCAGCGTGTTGTCCTGCAACGTCTTTGTCTGATTATAGACAACTCCGCTAACCGGATCGTTCATGGTCACGTTGATCGTGTTGCCCGCCAGGCCAAAGAAGGCGGCAGCGTTGATGATTTGAGTCGGGTCAACGGTGACCACAATCGTTCCGGTGCGCGTTGTTTGAGTGCTGATTACGTCATCAAACATTTTGAAGCGGTTGATCGCGCCAATGTCCTGCCAGCTTGGCGGCGTCAACGTCACGCCGACTGTGGGATTGTCCGTAGTGGAGGCAACGATGACTCTATAAAGCCGGGTGCCAACATAACGCTCTTGGCCAAGCGTATAGGTGCCAGCCGTCCACAGCGTTTCCGTGATCGCCACATTAGAGGCGGTCAGCGTTGCGGATGTGATGGGCTGCGGCGTTACAATTTTCATCAGTAATTCCTTGCCTCTGGCAAGCCGTCGCCATCCCACCGCACAAGCTGGTTAGCCGTCCTGCCGGTGTTCTTGGCGATGGCGTAAAGGCTGGCGCGCATCTCATCGCGCAACGCGGAAATCTGGTTAGCCGTTGTCAGGCCGCCGCTAAGAATGTCGGATGTCTGATTGGCGTTATAGATGCGGCTTGCACCGGTCGCCTCAATTTCTGGGCCATTTTCGCCAACCATCCGCAAGCCGCCGCTATGCATACCGCCATTGGCAAATGGAGGCGGTGTTCCACCAGTGCCGGCATACGCATCACCTTGGGCATAGGCCGGATTGACGTAAGACTCAGCGGCCCGCGTGGCAATGCTAGTCAAAATGCCTTGCAAGTTCTTGATTGCATCGGCCACGCTCAAAACGCTTTGATCCAGCGTAATCAGTCCCTCAACGCTTGCATTCAGCGCATCAAGCTGACTCTGTGCATATTCCTCCATCGTCTTTGTTTGGACGATAGCCAGGTCAACCGCCTTCATGACGTTTTCAATTTCGCGGTTATATTCTTCCGGCGTCAAGAAGTTGGCGGCAGCGTTCAGGTAATTTTGTGAGACGCCAACAAGCTGGGCAATCGCATCTTCGTTGCCCTTGATCGCCGCTGCGCTAATCTCATCAAAGCGAACGCGGGCGGCCTGATATATTTCCTCTGCGGTCATAAGCTGTTCGGCCAAGGATGCGCGGAAACTTTCAAGGTTGGCGGTGAAGCCGGCAAACTTTTCAATCGTCGCGCCGATGGCAGCGGCCTCGCGGTTGTAAGCATCGGCAAGCGCATTGCGTGCTGCGGTGATCTGTTCCAGGACCTTCAAGATTTCATCAGCGCCCAGGCCCGCCAGCTTTTCAACCAGTGCCTTGCTGCTTTCGGTCAAGCCTTCAAATGCGCCTTTCGTAACAGCATTCTTGATCGCGGCTGCAACCGCTGCCTCTGCGCTGGCAAAACGCTGATTGCCAGCCGCCTTGAAGTCGCCGCCCATAGCGTTGAAATAAAATTCTTCACCGGAAAAGCCGATGCTGCCAAAGTTTTGACCACCACCCACCTTTCCGCCAAGCACGGTTGCAATGGCGTTTAGGGTTTGGCTAAATTCGGTTCCAAGCGCCAAGCCTGCCTTTTGACTTTCTGCGCCGCCGCGCTGATTGAACACGCTGCCCGGCCCGGTGGCAGACAGCATCACATCGGCAAAGTTGTTTTTGCCTTTAATCAATGCGCCAACCGTGCTGCCCAGCACAGAACCAATCATGGTGCCTATCGGCCCAAAAGCCGATCCAATCGCGCCGCCAATCGCACCGCCAGCCTGCGCGCCTTTTTTGTTCCCGCCGAAAATGCTGGTGCCAATGTCACCAACCGCAGAACCAATTTGCGCGCCGGCCCCAAGTTGGCCAAGGCTGGTGCCAAGCCCGGCCAGCACGCCGTCGATGCTTTTCCCAATGCCCTCAAACGCCTTGCCCATATCGGCGGAAAATGCCGGAAACTCTTTTCGGATCAAGTCACTCAGCCGGTCAACCGCGCCGCCAATCTTCTGGCCAAATAGATCACCAATGCCGCCCAGCACATCGCTAAACGTGTTTAGGTTTTTTTCCATGCTGGAACGGAAGGCGGTGCTGCCAATCTCAGCCATTTCTTGCAGCCGCTTTCCAGCGCCTTGCATGATGCTATCGTCAAATTTGAATGACTTTTCCAGCGCCGTCACAGCCTGGCCGGTTTCGATAGCGATATACTCGCCAAGCGTCTTGCCGCCCTTTTCCGCTGCCGCCTTCAAAGTGCGTTCGTCAAGGATCGTATCTGCACCGCCCTGCATACGCTGCTTTGCGGCGTCGATGATGTTGGCGCTCAGTGTGTCGCCCGCTGCGCTAAAGCCCGCCTTGGCATCGCTGAATGCCTGCTTAATCTGCCCGGTGAACGCCGTGCCGGCAGCGTTAGCCGCGCCAGCGTAGCGGTTTTGCAGTTCGGGGATGTCCACGACCAGATCAATCTTTGGCAGTTGGAACTTGCCAAGGATCGTGTTTGTTGACGCAATGAAGCCGTTTAGGAACGTCTCCAAGCCCCTCGACATGCCATTGACGGCTTGGGTCAACACATCGCCCATTGCGGCGGGCAGCATTTTATACGTCTCAATAATGCCCTGATAGGTGCCGACGAACGCCGCATAGATGCCAGCCGCCACATCGCTGCCCAGTTCCGCCACAAAGCGGAAAGTGGCAAAGAAGCCTTCCTTGAACGCATCAAAAGCCGGGCCAAGGTTCAAGGCGTCCGAAATGGTCTTGCCCAAGCCCTTGAACACGTCACCCATCGTGATGGCAGCCGGGCCAACTTCCTTTTCCAGTTCCTTTAGCTCTTTTCGGGTCAAGCCAAGGCTGGCTTGGAACTTTTCCAGTTCGCCGGTCTTGCCCACTTCCGCCTGAAAGTCCTTGAATGCCACAAACGCCGTGCCAGCCGCAGCGGCAAAAGCCAGAAAATAAGGATTCATCGCAACAGCCGCCGCAACGCGGCCCGTCATTGCGGCAATCTCTACAGCCAATCCGCGCACACTAAGACCGGCCTGTCCCATGATGCCGGCAATCTGTGTGCCTTGTTGTGCAAAGACCATCATTGGATTTTGGCCGCTGATCAAACTCACGCCCACATCCTGCAACTGAAAGGCAAGGTTCTGTGCGTGATGGCTGGCCAGCTTGCTGCTATTGCCAACACCACCAATGTGCGGCGTGATCGTTTGTGCGTTGCGTTCGGCCCTAAGCAGTTCCGCGCCCATGTTGCGGATTTCGCGCGACAGTTCCGCCGTAGGTGCAGCGGCAGCGGCCAGCTTAATTTCCAGCGCCTTGATTTGCAGAGATGACTTGCCAACCGTCTCTAGCTCACGGTTAAGTGAATCCAGATAGCGCACCGCATCAAGCGTCGGCTTGTGGGCGGTCTGCATTGCATCGGCCATGCGCTTTTGGCTGGCAACCATCGCGTCAACAGCGCGGCCAGTATTGCCAGCCGCAGACGCAAGCCCCTCAAGATCGCGTTCGGCGGTCTTGGCGCTTGTGCTATCTACTGCAATGCGAAGCCTGGCAAGTTCGGCCATTCAGCAAGCCCCAATCTGTTCATGCTATCTATGCCACAGCGCGGCTATTTTTGCAAAGCACCCTTACCATCGTTCACTTTGTCAGCCCAAGACGACATAGCCTTGCTGATTCTGGCGCGCCGATCTGCGGTCATGCGTTCCGGTGACATAAAGAACGGCGGGCAAGATGCCTGGCTGGCCTTCGACAGCGCCGCAGCGTAATCATGTGATAGGCGGCGGATTGTGCCAACCTCCCATGCCGATAGGCTGATGCCGCGATTAGCCTGCCATGCGGCTATCTCAAGTTCGCTAATGGCCACCGGGCTGCTCATCGCAAGCGGCTGGGCTGGGCCAATCTCGAAAAGCAGTTCTAGCAAATAGCCGCCAGCGGTGATGGGCGGCAGATCGCCGCCCACCGTGTCACGCCTTGGCCGCTTTTCTTTTTCGGGGATGGTGTTTAGCCAAGCGATTTGCTTGACGTAAACCGACAGCGTTTCAATCGTCTCCGCGAAAGAAATTGGCGCGGTTTGCCACAAACTCCTGCGCCTGTTCACGAATCCACGGCCAATCGGTGTAAACCGTCACCGCGTTAGCCTTTTCGCACTTAAGCGCCTTGCCATCCAACTCGAAGCCCGTCCATGAAACGGTCAGCTTCGCCAGATCGTCAATCATCTCAGCCGCCAGCTTTTCGGCGTCTAGATCGGCAGTTGCCCGCTTGCCCTTGGCGAGACGGTTCAAGGCCATTTGCTGCTTCGCCATCTGGATTTTGCGATAAGCGGCGCTGTCTTGGCCCAAGAGCGTGATGGTCATGCCATCAAGCGGTTCTTCGGTCTGCGGATGCACCAGTTGCAGCGTAGCGCCTTCGTCGGCCTTTACGGCCTTAAGCGTGTTCAAGTCCATGTTTGCCCTTTCATGTCAGCCCGAAAGTGCCAGCGGCAGGCGGCGGGCGATCCGCTTTTCGGGTGCTACCCTAGCCGCTGGCGTTCCGTGTTACGGGGCAGCGACCTTGATAACCTTGTTGTCGATTTCAAGCGTCACTTCGGCCATCGTGATGGCGTCGGCGTTGCCCACGTTGACCTTGTAGCTCATCACTTGGGCGGTGAAATACTGGATTTCTCCGTTCACCAGCAGCACCTTGACGGCAACCTGTGCGTCGGTGCCGGCAGCCGCTTCGGCAGCGTCCTGCAAGATCGTCTGGCCAGCATCGTCATCCGAAACGGCCATCGTCAAAGCAACGCTACCATAATTCAGCGAACCACGGCGCTTGGCAACAATGCCGGTCGCCAGCGGGGTGTGAGTGGCAAGCGCGGCTTCCGCGCCAAAGGCCGGCAGTTCGGCAAGCTCACCGCAAGCCACCCAAGTGAGGGCGGCAAAGCCAGCAGAGTTATAGGTTGCCGGCGATGCGTTGGCGACCGAAACGATAGTGCCAACAGAAGAAACAACGTCAGACATAATTCGACCTCCTACAGTCGCAGCGCGCGGCTGATTTCGTTAATGCTAATCCGCACCATACCACTTGGAGCCTGCTTTGAAAAGCCACCAACTGTCTTTGGCCCTGGGCGGTATAGGCCAAATTCTAGCGAAGCGATGTAGGGAAGGTTGTTCGTGATATAAAAGACGTTGCCGGGTGCGTTCTGCACGTCACGCGCCGCCGCTGAAATTGTCGCGGTGCCGGATTTATCGGTGGCGCTAATCTCATTGTTTGGCGCTTGATTGATGCTGGTTTGCCAGTTTGCCCGCGCCCGCCCTGTGTCAACCGGCGTCTTAAGGATAATGTTGGAAGTCAGATCAAGACAGATTTTGCTAATCACGGCATTAGCCGCTTCGCCTGCCTTTTCGGCAAACTTGCTTAGATCAAGCGCAAAGTCACCGCCCGCGCTCATGCGAATGCCCGATATTCAATTGACAGCGGCACAGCGTAGCGATCACCGTCCATCAGCGCCGGCCCCATGCTGGCCCGCAAGATCGTCACGGTGATGCCGGATCGCGTCAATTGCAGGCCGCGCGGGAACAACGCCAGCACAGCATCAGCGGCCACCCTTGGCGGCCCTTTGGTCGCGCCCTTGGGTGCCATCACGCTCACCTGATAGATGCCGCTATATTCGTCGCTGGATGCGTTGGAAATGCCCACGGCCAGCGTGGCAGCCGGTAGGAATGACTCTGCCAGATAGACACCAGAGGGCGGCGTGAATGGCGAGTTTTCCCATTGCACCTGATAGCCCGCCAGCGTGTTAAGGCGGGCGCTCAGGGCGGCGCTGATCGTGGCTTGACTCATTGCACCGTCACCGTTTCGCCGTCTGCATAATCAAGCGCGATTTGCGTTCCATCAGCCTTGCGGATTAGCACAGTCGTGATCTCATCGCCTTCGGCAATAATGGCCTCAACCGTGCCGCGCTCCCACTGCACCGGAAACCAAATATCGCCGCCGACTTCCAGCATCTCAGACATCAGTTTGACCTCAGTTGCAGGATATAGATGACATCAGCGCCGGCCTTGCGGATCGGCCTCACGTCCATAACGCGGTATGTTCTACCGTCAACGGTCGCGGTGCAATTGACTTCCGGTCGCGGCGTGATCTTTTCCAGCGTCAAGCGGATGTCACCAGATTGCACGGTCGTCTGGTCAAGTTCGTTTTTGCGGTATTGGCCGGGATAGCCCTTGCCGGTCACGGTCGTCGCAGCCGTTGGCGTCTGCGCTGCGCCGGTCACAGGATCGAAGGCCGGTGTGCCGGGAAACGCAATGCTAACCGTCTCGCCCTCGCGGGCAAGCAAAAGCGCGGCGCGTTCTGCAATGCCCGTCAAGTGCGGATTACCGTCACAGAGGCAAACGCGCCGCCACTGCTTGAATTGGTGTAAGGTGACAGGATGCGCGCAATCTCTGTGAATTGCGTTCCGCGCGGCCCAAACTCGCTATATTCAATCTCAATCACGTCCACCTTTTCGCGGGTGATCGTGCGGCCAGTGTCGGGAATCAGATCGGTGTTCGTCGTGGCCTTAAGCGCCATTTCAATCGTGGCGCGCACCACGGCAGATGGCACCGTGTCGCTATCGACAAGGAACATCTCCACCCAAACGTCATAACGCGGCCACGCCAAAGCCTGCGCTTCGGTGTTGCGAAATCCCTTCCATGCGCTTCGATAGGTGGCTTCTAGAAAATCCGTCGCGCGGATTAGCGCCTGTTCCTTGGCTGTTGTTGTCAAAGTTGACCAGCCCGTAATGCCGCGATCCGCAACATAGGCATCAGCCGCCGCCACGCTGGCAAAGCTGTTAGCGTTTGCAAGGCCGGCTCCGGTTTCGACAACAAACGCCATCTTTAGCTTCCCTTGCGCGGCCTGCCACGCTTTGCCAGAATTGGTGCCAATGCTGGCGCAATCGGCTCTGCCTTAGCTTCTAGCACAGGCTCCGGCTGTTTCACAACAGCGCCGGGCGGCTTGTAGCGGGCATCTAAAATCTTGAAGCCTGCGGCGCGCAATTCAGCCTTGCGGGCTGCGCTCACCGGGTGCGGTTCATATGCAATCTTCATTCATCGCCCCTCAAAGGTTTGGGGCTGGCCACTCCCTGCCAGCCCCATTCCCTCACGTCTTACGACATATCGCCAATGGCGATAACACCAGCGGTGTTCTTGATGTCGGTAGCAACCTTGTCCCAGTTGGTGCCGGTCGCCAGTTCGGCATCAGTCGGCGACTTGCCGCCGTTGGCTTCGTCCCAAGCATAGCCCTTAAGGCCAAGGCCGAAGCTGTAATCGACCTGCATCGTCGTTTCGATGCGGGTCTGACCGTTGGACGTGTCGATGTTGCTGATGACATCACCACCGTCGAACACGGTCGCAGCGCCAGACACCAGGCCCAGCACCTTATCCTTGCCCGGCGAACCGGCCACGGACAGGGCAGGCGCATCGGTCACGATCACGGCCTTGCCCAGAATGTCCACCACCTGAACGCCCTGTGCATAGAACAGGCGCGCGGTGTTGGTCAGGTTCTGGTCAACCAGCTTGTGCAGCATGGAGCCGGTCATGACGTTGGCCAGGATGTCCATCGAACGATCACCAAACTTGGCATGTGCGCCGTTGATGACGTTGTAAGTCACAACGGCATTGGTGCCAGCCGACACGTCATTGGTGGCAGTTGCTTGGTTCTCAATGGCAGCCACAAGCGCCGCGACGGCGGTGTTAAGCTGGTCACGAAGCAGGGCTTCGGCAAAGTTGCGGCTGGCCACTTCGATGCCTTCGGCGGTCGGCTTCTGGAGCCAAGTCAACTGCGACGGTTCGAAACGGATCGGGCCGAAACCACCGGCAACCTTCACCGACACATGCTTAAGCTGGGTCAGATCGGTCGGCGAAGCAGCACCCTGCGCGGCATAGCGATCAACGCGGCGCTGGGCCGAGTGGATGGCGGCGAAGAACGATTCCTGCAAGAAATCGCCATCAAAACCGGCAGTGGTCAGACGGATGGTGCCGTTGGAAGCGGCGTTGAATTTGTCAACCATCTGGCCCAGCGTTTCGATGGTCGCTGGCATCACATACTGGTTGAAAACCTGCATCTGCGAAAGAGACATGACGTAATCCTTAGTTAGCCATTATTGGCAAGTTCGGGGAAGCGGGAAGCGATGGCGTTGACTCGTTGCGTTTTGTCACCGCCAAGGTTTCCCTTGGGCTGGATATTGTTGCCGCCCGAATTGCCCCCAGATGCACCGCCACCAGCATTTGCGGGCGCTGCAACGAAATGCTTGCCCTCGTCGGTGGCTGCCCATTCCATAACGGCATCGGACAGCGGCTTATCCCCAAGAATGGCTTTGTATTGCCCGCCTTCGTCGGCAAGTTTGGCATTTGCACGAAGCATCGCCTTAACTGCCGGCATCAGTTCGGGCCTTACGTTGGCCTTTAGCAAGGCATCAGACAAACCGTTATCAATCAGATAGCTTTGCAAGGTGGCATCTTTGGTCTGCAATGTTTTTTGCAGTCCTTCGATTGTCCTGCCGCTTTCCTTTTCGACTTTGGTCAGCTTGGCGAAAAGTTCCTCATTGGCGCTTTGCAAGGCTGCAAATTCATTCGGGTCAATGTCAGCGCCCCGCGCCTTCGCTTTGACCGTCTTTAATTCGCCTAGCAGTTCCCGGTTTTTCGCACTCAGTGCGTCCACCGCCGCTTTCAGTTCTTCAATCTCGCTATTGCCTTCGCTCATTCTTGGCGTCCTCTGGACTGATGGCCACTGGCCGTTAACTCCAACATGGGCGCAACCCATGCTGCAAGCGCCGATACTTTAACAAAGTATGATGTCAATAACAAGGTGGCTGATTAGCCGTATTTTTCACGCAACTGCCGCAGCGTTAGCGGAACGCCTTGCGCGTTTAGCAAGTCTTGCAGCGTGATCTTGCCATCACGCCAAAGCTGGGCGCGGCCCTTGCCTAGCATCTCATCGGCAAACTCTACTGGCTTGCCTTTCAGCCAATCTCCGAAAGTCAGATCGGCGGCCACTTGCCCATCCATGCTGGCGCGAGTGGATGCCGGCACTTCATCAATGTCTAGGCCAAGTTCGCGGAATGTTTTGGTGATCGGGATGATGGTGGATCGGCAAGCCCAATGCGCGGGCGGCGGCCCTTGCCACTCAATGTTATGGCCCTGCGGCTTATAGCCGGGCAGCGTCCAAACAAGGCCGGATCGCGCAATGCAAATGTCACTAGTGCGGCTGTCTAGAGTGCTAATCCACTGCACCGCTTTGATCAAATTGGTGTTGGCCTCAAACGTGGCAAGCCGGGCATCATTGGCCACCGTCTGCACCGCCGTTCGGGTGACTGCCATAACGTCACGCCGGCCACGCGGGAACGCTTCCGGCCCGCGCATTCCGTCGCCAACAATTGACCGGGCAATCTGTTCATTGGTATCGCCCAGCGCAACGCCGGTCTTCACGGCCCGCTCAATGTCAAAGGCGATTTGGTCACGGATGCGGCGGAACCATTGGCCCATCGTCGCCCCTTGCACCAGGCTTGTGCTGGCGATCCGGTCGATCACAGATGCGCCGGGCAGAACGGCATCAATGGAAATGGTGGCAAACGCCTGCCGGGCAAAGCCAGCCTCTAGCGCCGCCAATTCGCCTAGGTTCGGTTGCGTGATCTTCACCAACTTTTGCAGGTCTGCGATGGCGCGATCCAGCCGCTCGCTCTGAAAGCTAGTCAGAGGCTTGCCGGTCTTGATCCGCTTTTCAATCTCGCGTGACACTTCAAGCAACTGGCGATTAAGCCGCGCCTGTTCACCAGCCGCCAGCCGGTTAAGGATTAGCTGGCGGATCGTATAAAGATCAGCCAAGCGGTCAGCGGCGTTCACGGTGCCACCCGATTAACAGTCAAGATGATTGATGGCGTGGCAGGGCGCACCGGATTAATTCGCGCCGGTATCGCGCCAAGCGTCACGTTTGCGCTACTGGCAGACCACATCAGCCGGAAATATTCGCCTGCACTGACACGATAAAACAGATTCCATGCCGCAACCGCTGCGCCGTCAACGGAGCCATGCCTTGCCGGCACCGTAATATCAGTGCAGCTATTAGGCTCCGCTGTGCCGTTACGCATCAGCCAAATGCTAACGTCATGCTCTTGGCTTTGCGTGTTGACTAACTGGGCGCTGAATTGGATGTTGTAAATCCCAGGCTGTGAAAACGTCACCTTCACGTCATCGGTGATCGTAATGCGAACGCCTTCAACGACATTTTCGAATCGCATCGGCGCGGCCACGTTTGGCACTTCGGTTTGCGTTGTGCTGCTATAAGCCGACAGATAGGCCGGCAAGTCTTTGCCACCGCCGCCCGTTATGATTTGCGTGGCTGCCTTGGGCAGTTCAATTTCAAACTCGCGGCCATCGTCTAGCGTGATCCAGAACGATCCTTCGTCACGCTGTTCCACCAGCGCAATGCCAATTCCTTGACTGCCAGTAGCGCCAACAGGGCCAGCAGGGCCAGGCCGACCATCGACACCATCACGGCCATCAGCGCCGTCATCACCACGGCGACCATCAGTTCCACGCAATCCCGCGCGGTTTGCTTCCATCCAGATAGAGACGGCAAGTTCGATCTCCTGTTCTGTTGGCGGGCGGCCTTGCGGCCCTTGTGGGCCAATGTCACCTTGCGGCCCCTGCGGCCCTTCCGCGCCCGGCTGGCCATCGGCGGGCTGTGTGATGTTAGCCGACAGCCAAGCCGTAGCGGCATCACGGATCGCCTCATCAGTCGGCGGCGGGCCAGGCTCACCATTCTCACCGGCTGGGCCTTGCGGCCCTGCGATCAATTCAAAGCTGCCTAGATCATTGACGCGCCGATTCAGCGCGGCAACAGCCTCGACCAAACTTGCGATGATCTCCGGTTCCATTACAGCCCAAGCCGCGCCCTGATTGCCGCCAATGTCCCGCTTTCAATCGGCGGTGCGTCATCTTCATCGTCGTCGTTCGCCATGCTTGGCCCGGCATCTTCAAGCTGGGCCTGATAGGCGTCAAACGTCATGGCATCGCTGACAATCTCGCCCTTCTGCATGTTCTGGAAAAGGACGGACAGCGGCATTGCGCCGGTCTGATAGGCCATGACAAGCTGTTGCAACATTTGTGGTGACATGGTGCTAGAAACATATTCGGTGTTAAGATCATAACGCGCCGTTTCGGGTGCGCCCACCCAAGCCGCCATGATGTTCAACGCCTTTGACAGCGCATCCGATGCCGCGCGGGCAATGCTGGCCAGCGTTGACCGTTCGCCGCTAGTGCGAAGTTCAAGCGTCTGGAACGCCTCACCGCTGCGCTTATCATCAGCCAAGAAACGCGCGCCAAGGCTGGCCATGCGGGTTTCTTTGTCTTTCATTGCCTCGCGGATTGTTGACAAGCCTTGGCCGGTAAACTCCAAGAACGATGCCTTGGCAGACGGATCGGGAAACACCCAAGCGGTCTTGCTGCCCAGGTTTAGCGTCTGGCCTTCGTCAAGCTGGACGCCGGCCACATAAGGCGTCGGCAAGCCGGTGAAGTGCAAGCCGTGTTCATAATCCGCCGAGTTGCGATAGTGCGCGATGTTGGCGTCGATCAGGTCAAGCAGCGGCGGCTTTTGCACGTCCGTGCTAGAGCTATTCGCGCCCAGCACAATGAATGGAATCCGCCGCATCGGCTGGCCACGCATAAGCGGATAGGTTTCGGAAACCGTCTCGCCCTGCTGGGTCATCAGGCGAACGCGATAACCTTGCTCTGTCAGGTCAAGAACGCGATAGCGCGTCACCTCTTGCGTGGTGAAATCGTCCTCTGGCACGTCATGCGTTTCTTGCAGCACAACCATCGTCAAGATTTTGATGCCGCCGACATTTGCCGTGCGCCAATTCAGGATTGTTTCGGCTTTATAAAGCCGCATGAATGGGCGGATGTTTAGCGCCTCTGCGGCGGCAACGGAAAGGTTCGTTGGCACATCAGCGGGATAATCCACCATGATGCCAACACGGCCCACAGCGGTCTGTTCTTCGACCACCTGTTCGCTAAACTCGCGCAAGTTGTCACCCGACAGCGTGATGTCATTGGTAAAGCGATCAATTGCGGGCGGCAATTCCATCTGCGGGTTTTTGGCAAAGATGAGGCCGGTCAATGCGTCCACTGTGCGCCCGCTGGCGTTGAAGAATGCGGCGCGTTCAGCATAGGTGCGATATTCGGATTCCGATTGCCCGCTAAGGCGCGGCAAATAAATCTCTTGCGTGAAAACCGGATCGTAAAGACTGCCCTGAAACCGCTGCCCTTGGCGGCCATTCTGCAACACGGAATCGCGGCCTGCGATCACGTCACGGCAACGCCGCCAGCGCCACCGATAAGCGTCATATTGTTTGTGCGTGTTATTGACGGCCATTAGGCAAGCCCCGGTAATACATTGCGCGCGCCACATTAGCACAAGGTGCGCCGCGCGGCAAAGGCATCAAGCGCCCATGATCTGCGCGAAGCGAACTGGCCCGCGTGATATGCCATATTTGTAGAATATGAAATAGCCTAGAGCATCATTTAAGTGATCAAGCCCGTTGGCCTTGTCAGGCTCACCGTTCCTATCATACGCTTGCTGTTCTAGCGCCTCAGTCAATGACGGGCAGCGATCTGGATTGACTAGAAGGCGGCGCTTGCCTTGATTGTGGATCATTTGACTAAGCGCCAAGACGCGATCCTTGACGGGCGGGTTAGACGCATGGGCCAGCACCGTGAAGCCGGCGTTCCGCAACAGCACAATGTCCGACAGGCTGGCGTTGATCGACTTGCGCGATCCGCCGCTGGCGTCGGGATAGATGTTGATCGCATGGCCTTTGTAGCGGCTCTTGATCGTGTCGATCATGGCTGGCGTGTCACGAACGCCGGTTAGCTCATCAAGCGCCATCGGGTTGCCGTTACGCATAACGCCAATGACGGCGCTCATGTTGCCCACGTTAAAGTCCATGCCGATATGCAGCGGCTCAGAAACGCGGATCGTCTCAAACGTGCCGTTTTCCTGCCGGTCAAACTCTGAATATACGCTGCCGCTCACAAGGTTGACGAAATCACCGTCCAGATAGGCGGAAAGCTGCGCTGATGAATAGGCAGCCCGCAACTGTTCGACATAGCCGGCAGGAAGATATGGATTTGAGTTAGTCGGCGCTTTGATCAATTCATAACCGGGCTTCGGATCGCGGCCCCAAGTCTTGTAGACGAATTTGAAGCCTTCCGGCGTTGACACGGCGGCCAGCGTGTTGACTGCGCCATCAGGCTTTGATTGTCGGCACCGGCCCAACATCTTTGTCCACACATCAGACGCATGGGCCTCTTTCAGCGTGTCGATTTCGTCAATGATCGCGTCGGCCACTTCAAAGCCAACCAGCCGTTCGGGTGCGTCTGCTGAACGGAAAATGATCTGGCTGCCGTTTTCGAGCGTTCCGATGTTGTCGCCCTTGTTTAGCTCAAAGCCGATTCCCCAGCGTTCAAAGATGCCGGCAAAGCGCGGCCATGCAATCAGCCGGACCAGGTCAAAGGTTGGCTCCACAAACGCAAAGTCCATGCGAGGATATTGCAGGGCCAGCAACGCCAGGCGCACCACAGCCGCCTCAGACTTGCCAGCGCCGAAGCCCGCCACCATCGCCGGATGGCGGGCCTTGCTGAAAACGAAAGCCTCTTGCGGCTCCGTTAGCTGGATTTTGACCTCATGCATTCGGCTTTATGTCGATCACTTTGGCGTCATCACCGTTGGCCGGTGCTGCCCGCTCGATCACAATCTTGATGCCATCGGCTTTGGTGCCAAGATTGATTTGCGTTGGCAGCACCTTAGACAGCAACGCCATGAACGCAACGGGCTGTTCGTCGGCCATGCGCGCCAGATAATCCGCACCGCCGGCCTTGTCGAACGCCTTTAGGATCGCTTCGCGGATCGTGACGGTCGTTTTGTTCTGCAACCCTTTCGGGCGGCCAGGCCCAGGAGTGCCATCACCGACTTTGCGTTTTTGCTCAGTTTTAATTACGGGCTGCATCCGCTCAAATTAAGCCTTCTGGCCGCTTTCCGCAACCACCTCGCGCATCAGTCGTTCGATATACCACTTCGCCTTGCCCAAGTCTGTAGCGCCACCCTTCTCACGCCAGCGCCAAAGATATTTGATCGCGTTGGCTGTGCAGATGGCCTCAATGCCGTAAAGGTTCGCCGTAGCAGCCGCCAGAGCGTCTATGCATTCAACATCGCCTTGGCGGTAGTGATCTGGATTTATGTGATCTGTCATTGCTCACCTTCCCTGTCTGAATGCCGATGCCCCTATGCCCCTGCCCTATAGGGTGCAGGGGCAGGGAGGGGCATAATTTCGGCCTTTTTTCCGCTTTTGCCCCTGATGCCCCTAGGGGCAAAAAGGGGCATTAGGGGCATTGCTTTTTCGCCATCAAAAGCGCGCTAGATTTGACTGGACAGACAATCTGCCAGCCATGTTGATGCGCCTGCAAAATGCCGGCGTTGACCATCGGCATCACCATTCCGTCATCACGACTTGGGTCTAGTTTGTTGCGAACGGTCTTGTCAGCATAGCGGCGCTTTTCGACCAGATATGTCCGCATGAAGCTGCGGCTGATGTAGGGATAAGCGCCTTCTACTTCCGCGCCACCGTCCCACCATGCGGCCTCCCATAGCCTGACTGTTTCATCATGCTTGCTAGGCTTTTTAGATGGTTCGTTTTCGGTGGCGGCCTCATCCAGAACCGCAACGCATGTGGTGGCAGGCTTGCCGAATTTGGTTTCGCCCATCTCCACTATTTCCAGCTTAAAATAAATGATCTCACCCTTAGAAGCCAACTCGCGTTGCTTCGTGATGGTCGCACTGCGCTGGCCGTCTTTTTCCACCACCTCAATTTCAGTGTCGATATGGGCGCGGATGCCCGACCAGCCGCGCGCGCCTCTGGCGGCGTCTTTGCCGTTGTGGTGGATGATCAACATAGCTGCACCAGTAGCGCGGCAAATTTCCTCAAACCGATCCATGACCGGCCCCATATCTTCGCCGCTGTTTTCATTTGCACCGGATGACATACGGGCCAAGGTGTCGCCGATCACCAGTTTAACCGCTTGGCCTTTGATAGCCTCAATCTCTCGGATCGCAGCAATCACGGCGGCAGCGTCTGCATCGCCGGTATAAAAATTAAGCGGCACTGGCACAACGGCAATGCGCTTAAGCGAGACGTTATGAAATTTGGCAATGGCCTTTAGCCGGGCTTTGATGCTGCCAGGCGCTTCACACGCCAGATAGACAACGATACCGGGATCGGTGCGTTTGCCATATGCTTCGCGTCCTTCGGCAATGGCAGCGGCCAGGCCAAGCGCAAAAAACGTCTTGCCGCTGTTGCTGTCCCCATAGATCACGGTGGATTTGCCGCGCACAATCACATCTTCAACCAGTTCGTCTGGCGGTTCATATTCGGCTGGCAATTCATCGCCAAACTGCACTTCTAGCCGCCGCATGGCCTCCGTGCCACTGGTCGGCAATAGCAACGCCTTAAGATCACCACCAGCCGCCCGGTAGTCGTTGGCGTCTTGGCCTTCCTGCGGAGGCATCACCACGCGGCCTCCATGCTTTGCAACAGCTTGCGTTGCATACGCCATGCCAACGCCAGATTTGTCATTGTCTGCCACAACAATGATCTCTTGCCCGCTTCCATAACGATCACGCAATGCGCCTGTTACGCTTGGCAAATTGTGGGCGCTGTAGGCAATGGCGCATGGCCGATTGGTCGATTCCAAGATGGTTGCGGCAGTTGCAAAGCCTTCTGCGATAAACAATGGCCCAGGCTCATCCATTGTGCCAACCATCCAAAAGCAACCACTTGTTTGACCGCTAGGGTGAAACCGTTTTTCGCCTTCGTTTTGAATATATTGCAAGCTGGATAGATTGCCATCTGCCGTAAAGATTGGTGCCATTAAGCGCCCATCACCCGTAACGCGCAAACCGTGACCAGCAATGCCCTTGCGCTCAAGGTATGGATGCCACGACTCTGCCAGCATCCCCTTCGACCAAATATCTTCTACTGTGTTTGATGCAACCTCACGCTGGCGTTGCAATTCAGCCTCACGCACCTTTCTCGCTTCCGCCAAACGCCGCGCATTAATCGCCTCTTCTGCTGGCGTTAAAGTCCGGCCCACATCGGCGCGCCATGTAATTTCAACACCTAGACGCCAATCACCAAACCGCCCAGCCGGAACGCCATCGCCAAAAGCGCAATACCAAGATGGCACATCATGGCCGGGCTTGCCTTTGGTTTTGCCGTTGAAACGATGCAGTTTGCCATCAAGCTGGATATGTGACGGCGGGGTTATGCCCGCCTGTTCCATCGCGGCGGCAAGCTGCACCTCTGGCGGGTCAAACTGCGGCTGGGCTGGCGGTGACCACGGGCCATCTAGAATTTTGGTTAGATCAGCCATTTGACGCCCTTTCAATGAACATATCGCCTTGACGTTGTGCCTCCTCAATGCGGCGGCAGGCAATGTCGAAATACTTAGGCTCTCGTTCGATGCCGATAAACTTGCGGCCCATCTGAACGGCTGCAACGCCTGTGGTGCCGCTGCCCATGAAGGGGTCTAGGATGGTTTCGGCATCCGGCACAAAGCCAAGGCACCACTTCATGAGCTTGTCGGGCTTTTGCGTAGGATGCTCTTTGCCGCCCATCTTATTGCACTGCGAAAAAGACCGCAGCGCCATGTCGATGCTAGTCCAAGCCAACTCCCCATCTGAGAAGTCGCCGCCCATCATTTTGTCCCAATAAAGCCAGCCACGACTAACCGGCAGATTGTCGGTAAAATAGTTGCCGCCCCAAATAATATGGCTGTCTGCACTGGCCAGAACGGCGCAAAACGTAGGGGCGTCAGGGGGCGCGGTGTCCCACCCCATTTTTGGCAAAACGCGATGGCCCCCACCCTTGCGGTCACGAAAACGGCCGCCATCCTCACCAATCCCATAAGGCGGATCAGTCACCACCGCGTCGACCTTACCCAGCGTCGGCAGCACGTCCCGGCAATCGCCAAGATAAAGCGTTGCCGCACCCATCGTCTCAATTCGCATTGAGACCACCCATCAAATAATCTGATAACGCCTTCATCACGTCATATGTCGGATTAGCTTTGCCAGTCTTGATCCGCGCAATCGTCGACCGATGCAAGCCTGTTGCCTCTGCAACAATGTCCATGCGCCTATCCCGAAGCGCAACCGCAATCTCGTCTAGGGTTAACATCAATCCACCTTTTCGCTGTTATGTGCTTTTTATGCTTTACAGCCGCCGCGAAGCCCTGTAAAGCCCTCAATCACACCGCGACCGGATCAGCCGACTGCGGTGTTGGAGGAAGACAATGGCTATCAACCTAAAGAGAACAGGCGGCTTATCCGCCAATGGTGTTAAGCTGTGCGTATATGCACAGGCGGGCGCTGGCAAAACCAGCTTGATTCCGACCTTGCCGAATGTCGTGGCAATTAGCGCGGAAGCTGGCTTGCTTTCGATCGCGGGTGCAGACGTGCCTTATATCGAAGTCAAAAGTTTGGCCGATCTGCACGATGCCTATGCGTGGCTGACTGGTAGTGACGAAGCCAAGGCGTTTCAATCGGTGGCGATTGATTCCCTGTCAGAAGTTGCCGAAGTGGTTTTGAACGCTGAACTCAAAGCCAACAAAGATGGCCGCGCGGCATACGGCGAGTTGTCCACAAAGATGAACGAACTCATCCGCGCCTTCCGCGATCTGCCGGGCAAGCATGTTTACATGAGCGCCAAGCTCGAAAAATCACAGGATGAGATGGGCCGCATTCTTTACAATGCCTCCATGCCCGGTAAGTCACTGACACAGGGTTTGCCCTATTTCTTTGACCTTGTGATGGCTTTGCGTGTCGAACGCGATGCCGATGGCAACGCTCACCGTGCGCTGCTTACCGACAGTGACGGGCTTTGGCAGGCTAAGGATCGCAGCGGAAGGCTGTCTCAGTGGGAAGCGCCAGACTTGGGCGCGATCATTGCTAAGATTGGGAGTGTGTCATGCTAATCGCCCTAGCAATCCTGCAAGGTATCTTGGCCATCGGTTCTATTCCGGTGATCAACGGCAACATTCGTGATCGGCACGTCAACGCCGCATGGGGCAGCCTTTTGGCCTGCATCACATTTGCCGTGACGGCTTACGCTCTTGTTATGGAGTCAATGCAGTGACCGTGCCAATCTATCAGCAATGGCTAAACGCCAAGGCAGTTGAAGAAGCCGCTATTAAGACGCGCCGCGATCTAGAAGATGCAATGGCGTTCGAATTGGCTTTGCCGGCTAACCTTGACGGCACCAGCAACTTTGATCGTGACGGTTATGCGGTGAAGATTGTTGGCCGCATCAATCGCAAGATTGATTCCGACAAGCTGCAAGCCTTGGCGGCAGAGCATGGCCTTGCCGATCATCTGCCCAGCCTGTTCCGGTGGAAGCCGGAAATCAACGCAACGGCATGGAAAGCTGCCGCTGCAACCATCACTGAACCGTTGTTGGATGCCATCACATCCACACCCGGACGCCCAACTTTCAACATTAGCAAAAAGGAAATCTGACAATGGCTAACCTTGGAGAGAGCTTCAACGCGGATGATCTGCCCACCGGCAGCACTGGCGAATATGAATTGCTGCCGGAAGGTCTTTACAGCGCCATGATCGCCAAGGCGGAAGTCGGACAAACTAAGTCAGGCACCGGCACGAAGATTGATCTGCGCCTCGACATCACCGGGCCGACACATCAGGGCCGGGTCATTTTTGCGGCGATCAACATCCGCAACCAATCGGCCAAGGCAGAGGAAATTGGCCGGCAACAGCTTGGCGAGATTATGCGCGCCATCGGCCTGCCACGCCTTGAAGATAGCGACCAGCTTGTTGGTGGTCAGTTGCAGATCAAGGTGAAGATCAAGCATCCGTCGCCGGATGATGTAGCGCGCGGCTACAGCCAAGCCCGCAACGATGTGGGTGGCTATCGCGCTTTGGCTGGCGGCGGGCTTCCTGCGCCGGTTGCTGCCAAGGCTACCGCTGCACCGGCTGCATCTAGCGCAAAACCGCCCTGGGCAAAGTAACAACAAAAAAGGGGCCGGTGATAAGCCGGCCCCAAGTTGTTCACGGGAGGAGACAAACATGGCAAAGCTGCCAGAGACTATTATAGCCGATCAAAGCGCCGTGGCAAGCCTGATAGATGCTCATCACGCTGCCAAGCGGGAACGGCCACGCCAGCACCTTGGCGCAAGCCTGCTAGGCCATCATTGTGATCGCTGGCTTTGGCTGTCATTTCGCTGGGCTGTCATTGAGCAATTCGAAGGCCGCATCTTGCGCCTGTTCCGCCGTGGCCATAACGAGGAAGCCACCATTATTGCCGATCTGGAAGCGGTGGGCATCGCTGTGCGTGGCCAGCAAAACCGCGTTGATTTTGGCGCGCATGTTAGCGGCAGCATTGACGGGATAGGTGTTGGCATTCCCAAAGCGCCAAAGACGGAGCATTTGCTAGAGTTTAAGACGCACGGCAAAAAGTCGTTCGACGATCTGGTGGCCAAAGGCGTTCGCGCCTCCAAGTGGCAGCACTTCGTTCAGATGCAAGTTTACATGGCCGGGCTGGATTTGACGCGCGCGCTTTATGTGGCGGTCTGCAAGGATGATGATCGGCTGCACTGTGAACGGGTGCGGTATGACAAAGATGTGGCCGATGCCGCCATTGCCAAAGGCCGGGCCATCGCACTGGCCGACAGGATGCCCCCCCCTATTTCAACCGATCCGACATGGTATCAATGCGGCTGGTGTCCCGCAAAGGCGATGTGCCACAAGTCACAACCGACTAAGGAAGTGAATTGCCGCACATGCGCCCACGCCACGCCGAAAGAGGATTCAACCTGGCACTGCGCCCGGTGGGACATGGCGATCCCGCCAGAAGCTCAGTATGATGGCTGTGACGATCATGTTTTTCATCCCGATTTGGTGCCGTGGCAGATGGAAGGCAGCGACGATGGCTTGTCGGTCACTTGGCTGATTGGGCAAAGCCGCCTGCGGAATGGCGTTGGCGGGCTGACATCACGGCAGTTGCTGGATGAGACAGTGCAGGCGTTGGCTGGTAAGTTTGAGGTGGTGGCGTGAAATACGGATCCGTTTGCAGCGGCATTGAAGCCGCAACCGCCGCATGGCACCCGCTTGGCTGGCAGCCAGCCTTTTTTAGTGAAATTGAGCCATTTCCACGCGCCGTGTTGGCGCATCACTATCCAACTGTGCCACTGCACGGCGACTTCACTAGTATAGGAGCAGATCAATATGGAGCAATTGACCTTCTTGTCGGAGGAACCCCCTGCCAGTCGTTCAGCGTCGCTGGCCTCAGAGGCGGACTGGATGACGACCGTGGCAACTTGGCCCTTGAGTTTCTTAGGCTTGCTGACCGAAAGCGGCCCAGATGGGTGGTTTGGGAGAACGTCCCCGGCGTCTTGTCAAGCAACGGAGGACGGGACTTTGGTTCCATACTCGGGGGCTTGGGCGAACTCGGGTATGGGTGGGCCTACCGAGTGCTTGACGCTCAGTTCTTCGGAGTGGCCCAGCGCCGCCGTCGTGTGTTCGTTGTCGGATATCTTGGAGACTGGCGACGTGCCGCAGCGGTTCTTTTTGAGCGCCACAGCCTGTCAGGGCATCCTGCGCCGCGCCGAGAAACGGGGCAAAGTGTTGCCAGAAGCATTAGAGCGCAGTCTCAAAGCAGTCACCGCGAGGACAGCGACAATTTCTTAGCCACTTGGCCAGCCGAAATTGCTCCAACACTCAACGCGCATTTTGGCGATAAGCAAGGGATAGAAAATCAGCACATTAATGGGGGGGCGGGGATGTTTGTTCCTGCTATTTCACCTTGCCTTGATACGCAAAAGGGTGGGCTGCGCGGGCCTGATACGCAAGCTTATGTGGTGGGCGCGTTGCCGGCATCGCTTGGGAAGGGGGGACTTGGCCACAACAAAGATGATTTTTGCGTCCCCGTCGCATTTGACTGGCAATCTGGCGGTGATGCGCGCGGGCTTGAGCCGAAAGACACGGCGCAATTGCAGCGTTGTCAGGTTCCGGCGGTGGCACAGGCTTCAGCCGTCCGCCGCCTCACCCCGCGCGAGTGCGAACGCCTGCAAGGATTCCCCGACGATTACACCGCCATACCGTGGCGCAAGAAAGGCTCAGAGGATTGCCCTGACGGCCCGCGCTACAAGGCACTGGGCAATTCAATGGCCGTGCCGGTGATGCGCTGGATAGGCGAACGTATTGCAGCAGTGGAAGCATTCAATGCTTCGTGATTACCAGCGCCGCGCCATTGACGATCTTTACGATTGGCTTCGTTCAAACGATGGGCATCCTTGCCTTGTCATGCCAACCGGTGCCGGCAAGAGCCACATTGTAGCTACATTGTGTCACGAAGGTTTGCAAAACTGGCCGGAAACGCGGGTGCTGATGCTTACCCATCAGAAGGAATTGATCGAACAAAACGCCGCCAAAATGCGGGAGCATTGGCCCGGCGCGCCTCTGGGCATCTACAGCGCCAGCATTGGCAAACGCCAGCTTGGCGAACCGATCACGTTTGCAGGCATCCAATCGGTGCGGACAAAAGCCGGACAATTAGGCCATGTTGATCTTGTCATTATCGACGAATGCCACCTTGTCAGCCACAAGGATGAGGGCGGTTATCGCGGCTTGCTAACCGCCTTGCTGGCCATCAATCCGGCGTTGCGTGTTATCGGGCTGACAGCCACGCCTTATCGCCTTGGGCATGGCCTGATCACCGACAAGCCGGCGCTATTTGATGGCCTGCTAGAGCCTGTCACGATTGAAGAACTGGTTTACAAAGGCTTCCTAAGCAGCCTGCGAAGCAAGGTTACTCAGGCGCGCTTTGATCTGGATGGCGTCCACAAGCGCGGCGGCGAATTTATCGAAAGCGAGTTGCAAGCCGCCGTCGATACCGACGACAACAATTCCGCAGTTGTGTCCGAAATCATGGCGCTGGGCGCGGATCGGCGACACTGGCTCATGTTCTGCACTGGCGTTGATCACGCCCGGCACATTGCCGATCTGCTAAACGAACGCGGCATCATCGCCGATTGTGTGACGGGCGCAACGCCAAAGGCAGAACGCGAACGGATGATCGGCGACTTCAAAGCAGGGCGCATTCAGGCGCTAACCAATGCCCAAGTGCTGACCACTGGCTTTGACTTTCCGGCGATTGATCTGATTGCCATGCTGCGGCCCACCATGTCGCCGGCACTTTATGTGCAGATGGCTGGGCGCGGGCTTCGTGTTGCGCCTGGCAAGGCTGATTGCTTAGTCTTAGACTTTGCCGGCGTTGTGGCCACGCATGGCCCGATCACTGCTGTGCAACCGCCAACCAAAGCCGGCAAAGGCGACGGTGAAGCTCCGGTAAAAGTCTGCGAGTTTTGCGATGAGCTATGCCATCCCAGCGTGAAAATCTGCCCGGCTTGCGGCTCAGAGTTTCCCGCGCCAGAGCCGAAAACCTATCGGCTGCACAACGACGATATTATGGGCTTTGCGCCGTCCGAAATGCCCGTCACGTCATGGCGCTGGCGCAAACACACCAGCAAGACCAGCGGCAAAGACATGCTTGAAGTCACCTATTACGGTGCGCTGTCCGATCCTGGCGTGAAGGAATATCTCACCGTCACCCATGAAGGCTATGCCGGTGAAAAGGCGGTGG